GTTGACATTGGTACACTTGAGTGGTGGAAGAATCAGCATGAGTATACCCGAAGCGTTTCGTTTGACCCATCAGGTGATGACTTGTTAGCTGAAGACGGTATCACTGTGCTGCATAACTATATGAACAAGTTTCCAAATGCCAACAAGCAAACTATGTGGGCACGTGGCTCTCTTGATCAGCTTGTAATTGATTCACTGGCAGTTAAAGTTGGCATGCAACAAATCACAGGGTATAATATGTGGCGTGACGTGCGAACTGCAGTCGATATCATGTATGGTACAACCAACGGATATGTAGAAGTAGAGCATCCCACATTCAGACGACACGAAGTCATCAAGCATCATCCTGTTCACGACTGCGCACTTGATGCGATGCAACTAATGTATGGAAAACAAGTATAATGCAATTTTACACTCACGTATTTCCCTTTGGCAACCGCATGTTTGTCCGAGGGTACGAGAATGGTCGTCCGTTCCAATCTAAACTGGACTACTACCCAACTCTGTACGTATCTTCCAAGAAACCAGACAGCGAGTGGCGCACACTCGATGGTCGTATGGTTGACGAAGTCAAACCTGGACTTGTAAAAGAAGTCCGTGAGTTTGTCAAGCGTTACGAAGACGTACAGGGTTTTGACATCTATGGCAACACCAACTACGTTTGCCAATACATCAGCGACACTTACGATTATGATATCAACTGGGATATCGACCAAGTGCGCACGTTCTTTCTTGACATTGAAACCAAAACTGAATATGGTTTCCCTGACATCAAGATTGCCAACGAAGAAATCCTATTAATCACCATCAAAGACTCTAAGACCAAGAAGGTTACTACTTGGGGTACGAAAGAGTTTGACAACTCTCGTTCAGACGTAGACTATCGCTACTTTGATAGCGAGCAGCGCATGCTCAAAGACTTTATGATTTGGTGGCAGCAAAACTACCCTGACGTGGTCACTGGTTGGAACACTGAGTTCTTCGATATTCCTTATATGGTCAAGCGTATCGAACGAGAGTTAGGCGAAACTATCGCATCCAAACTTTCGCCATGGGGTTACATCAACGAACGTAAGACCTTCATCAAAGGTAACGAAGAGATCAGCTACGACATTCACGGCATCTCTCATCTTGACTACTTGGCATTGTACAAGAAGTTCACCTACTCCAAGCAAGAGTCTTATCGTCTTGACTATATCGCCGAGCAAGAACTGGGTGAGAACAAGAAAGAAAACCCTGGAGATACCTTCAAGGAATTCTACACTGAACACTGGCAGAAGTTTGTCGAGTATAACATCCATGACGTTGAGCTGGTTGAAATGCTCGATGACAAGATGCGCCTACTTGAACTGTGTTTGACTATGGCTTACCAAGCCAAGATCAACTACGAAGATGTATTCTCTCAGGTTCGTATGTGGGATGCTATCATCTACAACCACCTGCGTTCTAAGAAGATTGTTATTCCTTCCAAGGGTTTCTCATCTAAGTCCGAACAGTTTGAAGGTGCGTATGTTAAAGATCCGCTGATTGGTGCGCACAAGTGGGTTGCTTCGTTTGACTTGAACTCTCTATATCCACACCTGATCATGCAGTACAACATCTCGCCTGAGACGCTGACTCACGAGAAGATCTCGTGCACGGTTGAACAACTACTCAATCAAGAAGTTGATACAAGCTATGCGCATCGTCGTGACCTAGCGATGACTGCTAACGGTTGGTGCTATCGTAAAGACATCAAAGGGTTCATGCCTGAGTTGATGGAAAAGATGTACGCTGACCGTTCCAAGTTCAAGAAACAGATGTTGAAAGTTCAGCAGAACTATGAAAACGATAAGGCTCAAAAGCACTTGCTGAAAGAGATCTCTCGTTTGAACAACCTGCAGATGGCGATGAAGATTGCCCTGAACTCAGCTTACGGTGCGATGGGTAACCAGTACTTCCGCTACTTTGATATCCGTATGGCTGAAGGTATTACCACTTCTGGTCAGTTGTCTATTCGTTGGATGGCTAATGAGTTCAACAAGTACATGAACAAGATTATGAAGTCTGAGGGTAAGGATTACGTCATTGCGATTGACACTGACTCGATCTACCTAACGATGGAAGATCTGGTTGAGCATACCTGCGCTGGTAAGACCGACGAGCAAAAGATCAAGTACATGGATCGTGTTTGTGAAGAGATCTTCCAGCCATTCATTGACAATACCTACCAGAAGTTGGCTGACTATATGAACGCATACAGTCAGAAGATGCAGATGAAGCGAGAAGTTCTTGCTGACAAAGCCATCTGGACTGCCAAGAAGCGTTACATTCTGAACGTCCACAACTCTGAGGGTGTTCAGTTTGCTAAACCAAAGCTGAAGGTCATGGGTCTTGAGATGGTCAAGTCATCAACCCCAGCTGTCATTCGTGATAAACTGAAAGACTCTATTAGTGTAATTCTTCAAGGTGACCAGTCCAAGCTACATAACTACATTGAAGAATTCCGTAAAGAGTTCCGTAAGCTGCCAGTTGAAGACATCGCATTCCCACGTGGCGTGAATGGTATGAACACATATAAAGGTTCGCCGATCTATGCAAAGGGTACACCGATTCACGTTCGTGGTTCTCTGTTGTTCAACCATCACTGCAAGCGTCTTGGTCTTGATAAAAAGTATCAGGCGATTCGTGATGGTGACAAGATTAAGTTTGTGTATGTGCGCAAACCTAATCCGTTCCAAGAAGATGTTATTTCGTTTCCTCAAGAACTGCCGAAAGAATTTAACCTACATAGTTACGTAGATTACGATTTGCAGTTCGAGAAAGTTTTCCTTGATGCGATGCAAACCGTCATCGAACCACTAGGTTGGAAGACCGAACAACAATCATCTATCGAGGATTTCTTTTCATGAACAACATTAGAGTTTTAGAAACTGGCATCGACATCTCAGGTGTACTTGCTCAGCTGAAGCAGTACCCTGAAGACTGGGGTGCGCAGAAAAACATTGAAGGTGTTGGGGACTTGGTGGACGAGTGGGGATTCCCTGCCGTTCAAGCAGGTGTATTACAACTTGTGATGGGTGGAATTGAACATCCAGACCAATACGTTGGCGATAGTGAGATCTGCGTACCAACTCCAGCATTCCATCGACATACAGCAGTGTTGGGAATTCTTGGACGTTATTTTAAGAACGTCAGCCGTTGTGGATTCCTTTCGCTTCCTGTTGGTGGTACAGTTGGCACTCATGTGGATATTGGTGACTACTATCAAACACGAGATAGATACCACCTTTCTATTCAGGGTAAATACAAGTACCATGTTGGAGACGAAGAAGTTGTAATTGAACCTGGAATGTTGGTATGGTTCAACAACAAGCTACCTCATGGCACAGAGAATCTTGGAAACGAGACACGAATTACCTTTGTGTTTGATGTAAAGAATCCAGAATATAAACTTGACTTGCAGGCGCAGAAGGGGTAAACTAATGGATATTGATGTCGAGTTTCTAAAGAAAACGGTTGACGCAAGACGAGACGTTGTAAAGTGGCTGAACGAAAGACCATACACAGGATTGTCTGTTTTGGATGTAGATCTTGTCGTACAAGGATACGACTACCTAGCTAAAATCATCCACGAGCTAACAGGACAAGACGTAACGCAATACACCCACGTTCAGATCGAGCAACCGCAAATCACAATTACGTATGGAGAAGAAGATGAAAGTTCTTAAGTTTTATGCCACATGGTGTGGACCATGTAAGGGTTTGACTACAACCCTGAATGGTATGGCTGATAAAATCAGCATGCCGATCGAAGAAGTTGATATTGATTCCAACATGGATGTTGCTCGCAAATATAATGTGCGCTCTGTTCCAACTATGGTAGTTGTTGATGACACTGGTGCTGAAGTCAAGCGTGTTGTTGGTATGATGAACGAAACACAAGTTCTAGAGTTCTTGGAGGCTTAATGAGTATTTTAGATAAACTACGTAAAAATTCTACGATCAAGGACACTTCTGTTCTTTCGAAGTCTAAGTTCTTCCAAAAGAAGGACATGATTCCTACAAGCATTCCAGTAATCAACGTAGCACTTTCTGGACGTCTTGATGGTGGTCTCACTCCAGGTCTTACAATGTGGGCTGGTCCATCAAAGCACTTCAAAACTGCATTCAGTCTGTTGATGGCTAAAGCATACTTGGACAAGTATGAAGATGGCGTTGTGTTGTTCTACGACTCTGAGTTCGGCACTCCACAATCCTACTTTGATTCGTTTGGTATTGATACTGAGCGTGTTATCCATACTCCCATCACAGACGTTGAACAGCTTAAGTTCGACATCATGCAACAGCTGAATCAGATTGAACGTGGTGAACATGTTATCATCGTTGTTGACTCTATTGGTAACCTTGCTTCTAAGAAAGAAGTTGAAGATGCCATGGATGGAAAGTCTGTTGCTGATATGTCACGTGCCAAGCAAATGAAGTCGCTATGGCGTATGGTAACCCCGCACTTGACATTAAAGGATATTCCTTGCGTTGTGGTCAACCACACTTATAAAGAAATCGGTTTGTATCCAAAGGATATTGTTGGCGGTGGTACTGGTTCGTACTACTCTGCTGATAACATCTTTATCTTGGGTCGCCAACAAGAGAAAGAAGGAACAGAAGTTGTTGGATACAATTTTATCATCAACGTGGAAAAGTCTCGCTACGTTCGTGAGAAGTCAAAAATCCCTGTTAGTGTATCTTTTGACGGCGGTATCAGCCGTTGGTCTGGCTTACTTGATATCGCTCTCGAGTCAGGACACGTTATTAAACCTAGCAATGGTTGGTATCAGAAAGTAGACAAAGAAACTGGCGAGATGGACGACAAGAAGTATCGCCTGAAAGAAACTGATACTAAAGACTTCTGGATGCCAATCCTGATGCAAAAGTCTTTCATCGAGTTTGTTAAAGCCAAGTATCAAGTTGCAGCTGGTGAAATTCTAAAAGATGAAGACATCTCTGCCGAGCTAGAAACTATCGATGCTACAGACTTTGGTGAAGACGATGCCTAAGTTTGTAATGGTTGAAAGCCGTAAAGAAGGGTTCGATGCGATAAAGTTGCTTGATGAACCCTTTTCAGGTATAATTTACTCTTACGGTAGAGTTAGTTTTGAAGAAGACTCAGCCAATGATAGACTCCGTCTACATTTTGAATATGAGATTCATGACAAGAACAACAAAGAGTTCAGCGACATGAAACCATTTGAGAAATACATTGGTGATATTCTTCAAGAACTTATTCACCAAGGGGTTGAAGAAAATAGTTTAACTTACACAGGTGGTGTTGATGAGAATAGAACAGGCGATCCTATCGAACCTGATTCACAGTGAAGAGTATTGCCGCAAGGTAGTTCCTCATCTCAAGAAGGAATACTTTGCGGATCATAAAGAGGCAGCAATTGCCTCTTTACTCATTAAGTTCTTTGAGGATTACAACCATCCCGCATCTCCTGAGATTGTGGCGATTGAAGTTGGAAACCTCAAAGGGCTAACTGACAAAGAAGTACCCGAACTGCAAGAGTACGTCAAGCAACTCGATAAAGCAGAACCAAACCAAGAGTGGCTGATTCAACAAACTGAAAAGTTCTGTAAGGATCGTGCCGTGTATAATGCAATCCTCGACTCTATCAAGATTATTGATGGGCGAGATAAACAACATCAACAAGATGCTATTCCTCATATCTTATCTAATGCTCTTGCCGTTTGCTTTGATAATCATGTTGGTCACGACTACATTGAAGACTTCGCCGACCGTTATGAGTACTACCACCGTGTCGAGGAGAAAATTCCTTTCGACTTGGAGATGTTTAATAAAATCACCAAAGGTGGATTGAGCAAGAAGACTCTGAACATCGCACTGGCTGGTACTGGTGTTGGTAAGTCATTGTTCATGTGTCACGTTGCCGCTGGTGCGTTGATGCAGGGTAAGAATGTTCTTTACATCACCATGGAAATGGCTGAAGAGCGTATCGCTGAACGTATTGATGCAAACCTCTTGAACCTAACCATGGATGAGTTGAAGGTTGTCGATCGTGACATCTTTGAAACTCGTCTTGACAAAATCGCCAAGAAGACTCAAGGTAAGCTAATCGTCAAAGAGTATCCAACCGCAAGTGCTCACGCTGGTCACTTCCGTGCGCTGTTGGAAGAATTGAAGATGAAGCGTGAGTTCCAACCTGACATTATCATGATTGACTATCTGAACATTTGTTCTAGCCAGCGTATGAAAATGGGAGCCTCCGTAAACTCTTATACATATATCAAGTCGATTGCAGAAGAACTTCGTGGTCTTGCGGTAGAGTACAATGTGCCTATCGTTTCGGCTACTCAAACCACTCGCTCTGGTTATACCAATAGCGATCCAGGTCTTGAAGATACTTCTGAATCGTTTGGTCTGCCAGCCACTGCTGACTTTATGTTTGCTTTGGTTAGTAATGAAGAGTTGGAGCAATTGAATCAGATTATTGTGAAGCAACTGAAGAATCGCTATAACGATCCAAACTTCTACAAGCGTTTTATCATCGGTGTTGACAGATCCAAGATGAAGCTGTATGACGTTGAAGCATCTGCTCAAGACGGTTTGTCTGATGCAGGACATGACCGAGATGATAAGCCACTGTTTGATAAATCAGACTTTGGAAAGCGCATACATAGTAGTGAAGGATTTAGTGGTTTCAAGTTCTAAGGAGAATAGAATGTTAGAAAAAGATAGAAATGTAAGAGTTATCGTAGCTGAACGTAAGCATGATTGTTCCCATCTGCTGGGTCAATTCCTAGACGAGTCGCACTACGACATCTTGGTTGAAGAAGACTGCGACGTTTACATGCCACCAGATTGCGACATCGCAACTCAGGCAACATGTGATGTACCAAAGAACTGTGCTGGTTGCGCAAAGGGTACTGACGAACTACGTATCGCATTCAAGTTCCGCAAGAACTACTTCACTAAAGAACAGCAAGACGCAGCATATGCTGGTTTGCGTGAAGCTGCAGTTGAAACTCAGAACCGTGGTCTTGCAGCTGGTCCACGTGCAGAGAAGTTGGGTAATCGTGAGTGGGTTACTGAGTACGAGTATGAAATGCTTGACCACTTCCTGAAGCCAGCAGAGAATCTTTTTGGCGAAGATCCTGTTGAAGAGATTCGTAAGAAGTACGATGGTAAAAAGGCAGCTGTGTCTAACCGTGCACGTGTTTGGTCTATTGAGCGTGTCAAGAAAGAAGCATTCAAGTTCGACGAGTGGGTTGACAAAGCACGCACTCTGCCACAAGACGAAGCCAAAGCGCAAGCAAAGCATGTTGCTGAGAATCTAATCTGCGCAACTACTTACGCCAACTCTGTAAACTCTGGTATCGCTGGATGGTTCGATCGTTACCCACGTATCCCTTATGGTCGTGCTACTTCTTACACTCGCGATAACTGGGAAAAGTTCCAGATGTCATTCCCATTCCTACAAACTCTTGCTGCAGGTTTCAAAGAACTGCTACCATGGCGTTACAACAACCAAATGGAAGCTGCTAAGAAAATCGATCCAGCATTCTTGGTTCCTGGAACTCCGTTCACTACAGTGACCGTTAACAAGACTTTCCGTACTGCTGCACACTACGATGCTGGCGATTTGGATACTGGTTTGTCTAACCTATTGGTTCTTTCTAACAACGGTAACTACTCTGGCGCTTACCTTGTTGCTCCAGAATACCGTGTTGCTGTCAATGTGCGTCCAGGAGACTTGCTACTGATCAACAACCACGAAGTTCTACACGGTAATACTCCAATCGTATGTCACGACGATGAAGCCGAACGTATCAGCTTGGTGTGCTACTTCCGTGAGAAGATGCTTGAGTTGGGTTCCAAAGCCTACGAAGACTGCCGTTATGACTTTGTTGAGTCACGCAAGAACAACAAAGAACACCCAGAACAACGTCCTCTTTGGAATGGCGTCTCTGCTGGTATGTGGGAAAGCAAAGAGTGGTACGACTACTGTGAGCAGAAACTTGGTCGTGAAGAACTGTTGAAGTACCACCCAGAAGCTGAAGAAGCTAACTCGCTAGAAGGATTCTTTTAATGTGCGCTGTGATTGGTGCAGTCCTGCTTAAACCCACCAAGCAGGACTTTGCTATGATTCGTCGTGTGTTCCACGAGTCTAAGATTCGTGGGCTGCACGCTACAGGTATATCATTCTTACCGAAATGGTCATCTGGTATTGAAACTATTAAAGAGCCAATCCCAGCTGACCAGTTTGTTGATAAACATCTACACGATGATAACCTATCAAGTATGGTGGCTAACGATGGTAATCTTTATCTAATCGGACATTGTCGTTATTCAACCAGCGATCTTGAGTATAATCAACCAATGAATCGCAATGAGAAATCAATCGTGCATAATGGAGTGATCACTCAAGAACTACCAGAGAATTGGAAAGACAAATATGGTTATGAATGCATCACTAAGAACGACAGCGAACTGGTGTTGCATTCTAATGACCCACTACGTGAGTTTTCTCATATGTCCATGGGCGTAGTTGAGTTGAACATCAACAAGACTGTCCGACTGTACCGCAATGGTAAGCGTCCATTATATTTGACTACAGTTGACAATGGTAGTATAATTACTTCTACTGAGGATATTGCAATCCGTGCAGGGTTACAGTATCCAGCTGAAGTGCCGATGAACCTTTACATGACTATCGATTCGCAGTTAGCGTTTATGATGGAGCAGGTTCATACTAATAATGAACATGATTATCAAAAGGTAGAATATGAAACAGTATCCATCAGATAAATTTACTTGGGGTTATGAGATCGAATGGGGTGACGTTGATCGTCGTTTGACTCCACCAGAGCATCTAGGTAAGTGGGAGTTCGCAGAGACTGACATTGTGAACATTCACGAGCCATTCAAATACATTGCTTGCGATCCTCTTGGCACTGACCCATACATGGGTGGTGAGATCAATACCAAACCAACTGCTACTTGGCAACAACAAGTAGATCGTGTTATGGAATTGCATCAGTTCTTTGTTGATGCTGGTAACCAACCCTCTGCTTCTTGCGTAAATCACGGACACCTTCACGTGTTTGTCCCAGGTCTCAAGAATGACATTGAAGCGTTGAAGCGACTAATTGCTTACATCAAAGCCAACCAAGCAGATACCATTGAAGCATGTTATGGTTTCTACGAGAATGGTCAGATGAAGAACGCTAAGGGTGCTAAGATGTATCTAAAGTACGATGGTGGTCGTGAGATGCCAGAGTATATGTGTGACAACATCATCAATCTTGCAACTGACTTTGAACACTTTATCAAGCTACATGCTGCTGGTAAAGACGGTGTATCAATGGGTCGTCCATTCCGTTACGCTATCAATACCTACTGTATGAAGCACACTGGCACCATCGAGTTCCGTTGCTTCCGTTCTTCAACCAAGCGTGAAGAGATTGAGTCACAGTTCCGTTTCGCTGAGAAGTTTATTGATGCTGCACTGAATGGTGGTCCAAGCGTCAAAGAAATCCTAGAAGCTGACACTTATACATTCCCTCCATTCGTTTGGGATCTTAACGAATACGTTGGTTGGGAAAAGACCAAGTGGGATAAAGAGCGTGGTAACAAGCACCGTGAATACCATGAAGTTGCGTAAATGCACTCGTGATGAATTTGTCTCAGCTATCACTGAAGACAAGGCTGACAGTTTCGCCAAGACATTCCGTGCCAAAGCAGATATGCAAGAGCAATGGGATGAATGTCTTGGCGCTTTTGATGACGATGGCTCTCTGATGGGAGCCATCATTACTACTATTGGTAAAACTAATCCAAAGGTAGCCAACCTTCAGCTACTTCATACGTTTGCTAAACATCGACGTAAGGGTGTAGCTAAAGAGTTGACACTAGCTTCCTACGACGATGCAGTGTCCCGTGGTGCGGTATATTTCCGAGTTTCAGCCGAGCCAGAGGCTGTTGTGTTTTACGAATCCTTAGGTTTTACTTTTTGGGGGTTACAAAAGTCTGGTTGCAGCCTTTCCATCTTTAAGGTAAATGGTAAACTAAAGGATGGATTATATAACGATAAAGACCCTACGATCCATAAGGCATTGTATAGCGGTCGAAAGGGTTCTCTAGCCTCGTCCTACGACTCGCAAAAAACTGTTGACTTAAATCAGTTTCTGTAGTATAATAGAATTATATTATGGAGAATTGAAATGGCTTTTGAAGCATTTGTTTACGGTTGGCGAAATCAAGAGAACGGAAAAATGTACATCGGGTTCCGCAAGAACTCTGATGTTAATGACGGATACATTTTCTCTTCTGTCGATCCTGAGTTAAAATCAGCTTGGGGTTTGGGCAAC